ACAACCGCCTGAAAGGGACGGTAAACCAGAGCCAAAATGCCCTCTTGGAACAGGCAAAACGCACTGTCGCGCAGGAATTGGAAGACGCCAAGCGTAAATATAAGCAGGCGTATGAAAACGGGGACTCTGACGCGCTGGTAGCGGCGCAGGAAGAGATTACCTCGGCCAAGATCAAAGCCGACCGGGTAAACAATTTTAAACCTAAACCTTTACAGGAAGAGAAAAATCAGGTACAAATGCCTGAACCGCAGGTTAGGGTTGATCCTAAAGCCGAAAATTGGAGGCGAGCCAATGAATGGTTTGGGGTTGACCGTGAGATGACCGGCTTTGCTCTTGCGGTGCATGACAAGCTGGTCTCGGAGGAAGGGCTAAGTCCTCAAAGTGATGAATACTACCAACGCATAGATGGTAGGTTACGCCAAGTGTTTCCAGAGAAGTTTGCCTCTGCGAAACCCGCCGATGCGAATCAGCGCCCCAATGCAAATGTTGTTGCTTCTGCTTCCAGAAGCGTGGCTCCTAAGAAGATCACGCTGACGGCATCTGAGGTAAATATCGCCAAACGGCTTAACATTCCGCTGGAACGTTATGCACGGGAGGTTGCGGTTTTAAGGAGAAATAATAATGGCTGAGCAGAAAAGAGAACCCCGTCAGATGGAAATGCGTTCGGAGCAGGAGCGTCCTAAAGCATGGATGCCGCCCACTCTACTGCCGGATCCCGATCCTGAAGAGGGTTGGAAATTCCGTTGGATTCGCATGTCTATGCTGAACACTCCTGACGCCGTTAATATTTCAACAAAATTCCGTGAGGGATGGGAACCTGTCAAGGCTTCCGAACAACCCAAACTCCGTTTTTTGAATAACCCTAACGGGCGTTTCCCGGACGGAATTGAAATTGGTGGTTTGTTGCTTTGCAAAACCCCGGCTGAATTTGTCGAACAACGTGACGCTTATTACCTGAATCAGGCTAATCAGCAGATGATGTCCGTCGAAAACAGCTTCATGCGTGATAATGATCCGCGTATGCGCAAGTTTAATGAACAGCGCTCGCAGGTTACTATCGGAAGAAGTGTTTAATCCTTTTAGGAGTCTCAAATGGCTTATCCCACAGTAAGCGCTCCTTACGGCCTAGTCCCTGTCAACCGAGTTGATGGATTGCCGTATGCAGGCGCGATTCGCCAGATTCCCATTGCCGCAGGTTACGCAACCGCCATTCTGAATGGCGCTACCGTAAAACTGAGCGGTGGTTATCTCGTCGCTGACACCAGCACCAACGCAGCTACCCCGTGTGGCGTTTTGGTCGGTTGCCAGTATGTCAACTCCAGCGGTCAGACCGTGCAGGGCCAGTACTATCCGGCCAGCCTGTCTACCTCTACCAACCCGGCTTATGCCTACGTTGTGGATGATCCCAATGCGATCTTCAAGGTTGCCGTCGTGTCTTCTGGCACCACGATGACCTACACGGCTCGCTCTGTTGTCGGCCAAAACGTGCCTATGGCGCAAAACGGCGGTTCGACCACCACTGGTGATTCGACCATCGGCGTTGTCGCTACCGGCGCTGGCACGACCGCAACCATCCCCCTGCGTGTGATTGACGTTGTTCCTGACACATCCGTCGTTGTAAGTGGTACTACTTACTACTATGAGTTGCTCGTCAAGATCAACACGCACCAGTACAACAACACCACTGGCGTGTCTTGATAAGGAGCTAAATCATGGCTATTTCACGCGCACAACTACTTAAAGAACTTCTTCCCGGCCTGAACGCCCTGTTCGGTCTGGAGTACGCCCGTTATGGCGAGGAACATAAAGAGATTTATGAGACCGAGTCTTCCGAGCGTTCGTTTGAAGAAGAAACCAAGCTGTCTGGCTTCTCTGCCGCACCGGTCAAGAACGAAGGTTCTGCGATCCAGTACGACAACGCTCAGGAAGCTTGGACTGCTCGCTATACGCATGAGACCATCGCTATGGGCTTCTCCATCACGGAAGAAGCAGTGGAAGACAACCTGTATGACAGCTTGTCCAGCCGCTATACCAAGGCTCTGGCCCGTGCTATGGCTTACACCAAGCAGGTTAAGGCCGCAAACGTGCTGAACAATGCATTCAACACCTCTGTGACCTACGGTGACGGCGTTTCCCTGTGTAACACCGCCCACCCCCTGATCTCTGGTGGCACCAACAGCAACCGCCCGACGACCGGCGCTGACCTGAACGAAACTTCGTTGGAAAACGCAGTTATTCAGATCGCAGGCTGGACGGACGAACGTGGTCTGCTGATCGCCGCTAAGCCCAAAAAGCTTATCGTTCCTCCGAACCTGATGTTCGTTGCTACCCGCCTGCTTGAAACCGAGCTGCGCGTTGGTACGACCGACAACGACATCAACGCCCTGAAGAACAACGGTTCTATCCCCGAGGGATATACCGTTAACCACTTCTTGACGGATACGACCGGCTGGTTCCTGACCACCGACGTTCCCAACGGTCTGAAGCACTTTGTTCGTATGCCTCTGGCTACCAACATGGACGGTGACTTCGACACTGGTAACGTCCGTTACAAGGCCCGCGAGCGTTATTCGTTTGGCGTGTCGGATCCGCTGGGTATCTTCGGATCGCCCGGTTCGTCCTGATCGACGAAGAAAAAAGGGGGCTTCGGCTCCCTTTTTTTATTGCTTTTATTTTCGTTTGGTGTATATTTAAACAAACCGGGCTTCCCGGCGTATCAAACCGTCCCGGCGGACTGGCATGCAAGATTGATACGCTTTAAACGCATGAAAGGAACCCATCATGGGATTCGCTACTCACCTTGGCCCTTGGTTGCTGGGCACTCTGAAAAGCACCACCGGCACCACCGCTGGAACTATCCGCAACTTGGGTGCATCGATTGTTGCTCAACAAGCCACTATCTCTCAGACTGACACCGGTACGACTACCGCCATGGCTCTGCCTGCTGGCGCAATGATTACGTCCATTCAGCTGATTACGCCCACGACCGCATTCTCGTCTGGCACGATCACCATCTCTATCGCAGGAACGACCGTTGTAAACGGCGCATCTCTGCCGACCGCATTGGGTGTGTCTGCCCTGACCGTTGCAACGACCGGTGCCACCATCGTTAACAACGTTGGCTCTACCGATGCTCTGGTGACCTACACCTTGGGCACCCCGGTTGGTTCTGGCGCAGCAAGTACTCTGGTTATTGCATATGTTGTCCGCGATCCGAGCGGCTCTTCATATCCCTCTGTCACTCAGAACTAATTAACCTTGGGGGCTACGGCCCCCGTTTAACAGGAGATTAGTTATGGCAATGCAAACTGATGTCAAAGGCGTTAGTTGCCCTGCAAGTACGGACACAACTGCGTACAACGGGCGTACTCGTCTAAAAGGGCTGTATTACAGCGCCTCTGCCGCTAGTTCTGTTATTGTTAAAGACGGCGCTACAACGCTGTTCACTTTTACAATTGCAGCTGCTGATACGACCTACGTCATTCTCCCCGGAGAAGGCGTATTGGTTCAATCTAGTTTGGTTATTACAGTTGGCGCAAGCTGCACGGCGGTGGCATTCTATGGATGAAAAAAAGCGTCCCATTGACCTAAACGGTCGCAAGTTAATGATTGCAATCCCGGCGTATGACGGGCGTGTAAACATTAAAACAGCTATTGCCTTAGCGCAATTGTCTTCCGAGACCGCCAAGTTCGGTGTGACGCTTTATATCAGCCATGTCTCTGGCTGTTCTCTGATTACCAAGGCCCGCAATGCTTTGGTGGCAGATTTCCTAGAAACCGACGCAGATACCCTGCTGTTTGTTGACTCCGATGTGATTATCACTGCCGACGCAGTATTGCGTCTTTTGGCTATCAGCAAGGGCAAAGATATCACCGCAGGTGTTTACCCCCGCCGTGGTGCAGACCGGATGTTCTTCATGGATATCCATCTCACCGAGGACACCAATGAGTTGGTGTTTGATGAAAACGGCATGCTCCAGATCCGTCGAATTGGAACCGGGTTTATGATGATTCAGCGTCATGTGTTTGAGACCATGATCAAGAACCATCCTGAGTGGCGTTATATCAACGATACAAAGAACCGTGATGAATACGCCCTCTTTGACTTTGGTGTTTACAACGGCAAATATTATGGCGAGGACTACCTGTTCTGCGACCGCGCTACTGCCGAAGGCTTCACCGTCTTCCTTGACCCGAGCATCAGTTTGCCGCATGTGGGAACTCAGGAATTTGAGAGAAACTTTGAAGAAGAAGCTTTGAAGGTTTTGCTTAAAGAGTATTCAACGCCCAAACTGAAGGTCGCAAATGGCTAAATCACCAGCATGGCAACGCAAGGAAGGCAAGAACCCCAAAGGCGGATTGAACGCCAAGGGGCGAGCCTCTGCCAAAAAGCAGGGCATGAACTTGAAACCTCCCCAGCCGGAAGGCGGCTCACGCCGAGACTCTTTCTGTGCAAGGATGAGTGGTATGAAGAAGAAACTCACATCCGAGAAGACGGCAAAAGACCCGAACTCGCGGATTAACAAATCTCTTAGGGCTTGGAACTGCTGATCATGGAGATGATGCTGTGGAACGTCTTGCTGACTACATTCATCGGGTTACTCAGTTGGAATCTGAGGGAGAAGTCAGCCGAGTTGCAAAGAATCCAGATCCTGTTAAACAGGACTCGGGAGGAGATTGCACGGGACAACGTGACACAAGCCGAGATCGACAAGATTGTGGCGCACATCGACAGCCGGTTCGACAAGCTGAACGATAAGATTGACCTGTTTATACGGGAGCAAAGAAGTGCCCTCAACTAGCAAGAAACAACATAACTTCATGGAAGCCGTGGCCCATAGTCCGGCATTTGCGAAGAAAGCAGGTGTCCCGCAGTCCGTGGGGCAAGAGTTCAGCAAAGCGGACAAGGGCCGCAAATTTTCAAAAGGTGGCGACATGAAAGAATCTAAAGGAATGATGAAAAAGGAAATTGGGTTTATGAAAGCCAAAGGTGCACCCAAGTCCATGATCAAACATGAGATGGCCGAAGCAGGCATGAAGCGTGGTGGCTCTGTCGCTCCGTCCAAGATGGGCAAAGTTAAAACCGCCGCCCCTAGTCGGGATGGGATTACGACCAAAGCCAAAACCAAAGGCACGGTCATCAAGATGGCTGGCTCATCCAAAGGGATGATGCGCGGCGGCAAATGCTAAGGAGAACATCATGCTAAAACGTAAGATGCGTAAATTTGAGGATGGCGGCGATGTGGACGCCATGGAGGCGGCAAACGCTTCCGCCGAAGCTCAGGCCCTGATGGATGAAGCCAAAGGCGAAGAGATCTTGAAGCGTATGCGGGATGCAGAGGCTGCTCCTAAAAGAGCGCCCCGCCCAACGCCTAAACCCATGGCTAAAGAGATGCCTGAGTCTCTTAAGAGCACTCCCAAAGCAACCACGGTTGAAAAGACTGTTGTCAAGACCGCGCCTTCACGCGCCAATGAAAACTATAGCAATGAAGGCCGTGGCCGTCCTACCGCCAAGGAGATGCCTTCAGCTATCAAGAAGCGCTCAGAATATGAGCGTCCTAACATTGGTGGCATGATTGGCCGTGGGATCTCTGACTTCTTTGGCTCCATCCGTGAGCGTGGCCGCAAGTCCAACCCTGAAGCCTACGCCAAGGGCGGTTCTGTAGGTTCTGCCTCCAAACGTGCTGACGGTATTGCCCAACGTGGCAAGACCAAAGGCAAGATTTGCTGAGGTGAATTATGTACGACGAAGAACTGGAAAAAAAGAAGACCAAGGGCGATTCCGTTTGGACGGAAGGTTCTGGTGTTCCCGTCCCCCAAGAGCCTGACATGGGATCCTCCCGCCCCAAAAAGCCTGTGAAGAAGGCTTCTGGAGGCTCTATTAGCTCCGCCTCTAAACGTGCAGATGGTATTGCTCAGCGCGGCAAAACCCGTGGCACGATGATCATGTGTGGCGGTGGCTACACCAAGGGGAAGTAATATGATGGCAAGCCGTGGTATGGGGGATATCGCCCCCAGCAAAATGCCTTCCGGGGTGCGTAAAGCCCGCCGTGATAACACTGACTTCACGCAGTATGCCGAAGGCGGTGAGGTGTGGAGTAAGCCACGGCCCAAAGGTCTTGGCGCTCCCCAAGCCCTTTCTGCCAAGAAGAAGGCTAAAGCCAAGGCCCGGGCTAAGGCGGCTGGTCGGCCTTATCCCAACCTGATTGACAACATGAACGCAGCCAAGGGATAAATCATGGCAGTATCCGGCACAACCGATTTCAATCTGGAGTTCACAGAACTCGCAGAAGAGGCGTGGGAGCGTGCCGGTCGGGAGATGCGCTCAGGCTATGACCTGCGTACCGCCCGTCGCTCCATGAACCTGATGACCATCGAGTGGCAGAACCGTGGCATCAACATGTGGACGATTGATGAGGGGTATGTAAACCTCATCCAAGGTCAAGCCGAATACGACCTCCCCGCAGACACCATCGATCTGTTGGAGCATGTGATCCGTACTGGGCAGGGTAACGTGTCCACGCAGGCCGACCTGACAATCACTCGTATTAGTGTTTCTACCTATGCCACCATCCCAAACAAGCTGTCTCAGGCTCGTCCTATTCAGGTTTGGGTTCAGCGTCTACGGGATAACCCCAAGATCACTGTGTGGCCTGTTCCTGACCAGGGTACAGAGGGAAACCCGTACTATGTTTTCCGGTACTGGAGAATGCGTCGGATTCAGGACGCTGGCTCTGGTGTTCAAACAGAAGATGTGAACTTCCGCTTCTACCCAGCCATGGCGGCTGGTTTGGCCTATTACATTGCCATGAAGCAACCTGAGCTTGCTCCCCGGGTAGACATGCTGAAAGCGGCCTATGATGAGCAGTTCAACCTAGCTGCTGGTGAAGACCGGGAGAAGGCATCTGACCGCTATGTGCCCCGGCCCCAATTCATTGGGAGCAGCTACTAATGCCTAATCGTTTTGCAAATGGTGTCCGTGCGATTGCCATGTGCGACCGCTGCGGGCAGCAGTTTAAACTGAAGAACCTGAAGACGGAGATCATCAAGCAACGCAAGTATGAGTTGCTGGTGTGCCCGGAGTGCTGGGATCCTGATCAGCCGCAGTTAATGCTTGGAACCTTCCCGGTGGAGGATCCGCAGGCTCTTCGGAATCCCCGCAAGGACAATACCTACATCACCTCTGGACAGAACGTGGATGGATATCCGTCCGGTGGATCCCGGGATATTCAGTGGGGATGGGCTCCGGTTGGTGGAGCAAGAGAGTTCGATGTCGGACTGACGCCAAATTATTTGGTGGCAACGACATATGTTGGTACAGTAACGATATCCTAAAGGAGTCTGAAATGGACAAGAAAGACCTAGCACAAGACAAAAAGATGATTGGCTCTGCCATTCATAAGCATGAGAAAAACATGCACCCCGGCAAAGCCCCCACCAAGCTGGCTAAAGGCGGCGTTACTTCTATGAATATGAAGAAGTATGGACGCAATCTGGCCCGGGCTATGAACCAGAAATCCAGCTCTCGCGGAGGCTAATATGGCTAAATTCAGTCAAAAATTGATGGGTAAAGAGGTCGGTTCTGCCGCCGTCTATGCCAAGCCCCACACCATGGCTGGCAAAGAGGTCAAGATGGACACCAACCCCGGCAAACAACCCAATCGCAGTAAGCTAGACACATACGATATGTCTGTTGGAGCCGTCAGCAAATCTGCTGGTAATGAGCCAACCAAGACCAGCGGTATTAAGATCCGTGGCACTGGTTGCGCTACCAAAGGCGTAATGGCTCGGGGCCCTATGGCTTGAGGTTGACATGACATACAACGAACTCGTCACTGCTGTTCAGGACTACTGTGAGAATAACTTTCCCACAGCGGACATGAACACCATGATCCGGCAGGCTGAACAGAATATTTACAACACTGTTCAGATTGCAAACCTGCGGAAAAACGTGACGGGTTCTTTGTCTGCTGGTAACAAATACCTGAGCTGTCCTGCTGACTTCCTGTCTGTTTACAGCTTGGCTGTTTACTCTTACGTCACCCCAACGGCTACGGGTACGTCTGGACAGTCCACCATTGTGGTCTCTTCAGCTACTGGTATCTCTGCCGGTATGTATGTCTCTGGCACCGGGATTGATACTGGAACCACGGTCAGTTCAATTTCAGGGACGACCGTTACATTGTCAGCCGCCAACAGCGGGACTGTGAGCGGCACGGTTACGTTCCAAGGAGATTATCTATATCTCCTGAACAAGGATGTGAACTTCATGCGTGAGGCATATCCCAACCCGTCGTATCGGGGACTGCCTAAGCATTACGCCATCTTTGGCCCCCAGTCTACGGATGTAAACGAACTGTCGTTTATCGTTGGCCCGACGCCCAATCTGGCATACAACGCAGAACTGCATTATTACTACTACCCGGAATCCATCGTTCAGAGCGCAATTGCTTCTCTTGGAACGATTACCGGTGGTTCTTCATACACAAACGGCAAGTATTTCAATGTCCCCCTCACGGGAGGCACTGGATCCACGGCTACTGCCACCATTGTTGTTTCTTCCAATTCGGTAAGCTCTGTGACCATTTCCAACCCGGGCGTGTATTACGCAGTTGGGGATACGTTGTCATGTGCGGCATCCAGCATTGGTGGTACGGGAAGCGGGTTTAGCGTTCCTGTGGCTACGGTATCCAATGCCAACGGGACAACTTGGCTGGGCGATAACTTTGACTCTGCCTTGTTCAACGGAACCATGATGGAAGCCATCACCTACATGAAGGGTGAGCAGGACATGGTTGCCCTATATCAAAATAGATATATCCAAGCGATTGGCCTACTCAAGAATCTGGGTGACGGCAAACAGCGCATGGATGCTTATCGTGATGGTCAGGCGAGGAACCCGGTCAAATGAGTATCGTCCAGACCCAAACTACCAGCTTCAAAGCTGAGCTATACCAAGGCATCCATGACCTGACCACGGATGTGATCAAGATCGCCTTGTACAACGGGAGTGCTAATTTAAACGAAGACACTACCGTTTATACAACCTCCAATGAGATTGTGGCCTCTGGTTACACCGCAGGCGGCAAAACCATGACCGGGATTACGGTCAACATCTCCGGGTATACGGCCTATGTCGGGTTTGACAATGTTGTTTGGAACCCCGGTGCATTCACCGCTCGATGCGCTCTGATCTACAACAGCAGTCAGGGCAACAAGTCGGTTGCTGTGCTGGACTTCGGTTCAGACAAAACCACGACCTCCACATTCACCATCACAATGCCAGCTAACACAGCATCAGCGGCGTTGATTCGTTCGTCCATTTAAGGAGTTATCATGTCTACCGAAAAAGCAAAAGCAGCCGACAACGTCAATAGCGGGTTGATCGCGGGCACTCGTTCAGGCGAGGGCGCATTGGCTATTGGCCGGTTTACCATCGAATGCTTCGACAAAGATGGGAATAGCAAGTGGATTGACGAAAACCATAACTTGGTTGTAAACGTTGGTCTCCAGTACATGGCGGGTGTTGCTCTTACGTCCACCGCGCAAATTACCACTTGGTATGTTGGCCTGTATGGCGCTGGCGCTTCTAACACCCCCGCTGCCACTGATACTTTGGCTATTCATGGTGGCTGGACAGAGATCACCCCTTACTCCGGTAGCAGACCCTCTATCACGTTCGTTGCCGCGACAAACGCCAATCCGTCTGTTGTGACCAACTCTACCGCTGTGTCTTATTCCATCAATGCTACGGCAACGGTGGGCGGGGCATTCCTGTGCTCCGTAGCTTCTGGCACTTCCGGCACGTTGTTTTCCGCCGCTGACTTCCAGTCTCCTGGCGACCGCTCAGTTGTGAGCGGGGATACGATCCAGGTCACTTATACGTTTAGCTTGGCTGGTTGATAGGAGTCGCACATGGTCAAGATTGACTTTGAGGCTAATACTCAGTACGGCACGTTCCGGGATGCACTGCATTTACCGGACGACCATAACTTGTCCGACGCAGAGATCGAAGCCATGAAGCAACAACGGGTCAATAACTGGATCAATGTTGTGACTGAGGCATCCAACGCTCCCTCAACTGATGTCATAGATGTTCCGGTATCTGATGTCGTAGAAACGCCCCCCGACGAACCTCCAGCGCCGGAGGTGTAAATGGCAGTTTCGTATGTTGGCGCTAGTGCGGTTGTTACGGGCGCTAACCCTACCGTAGCTATTCCGGCTGGTTATCAGCAAAACGATCAGCTAATACTGATAGTAACAAGTAGTGGTGCCGCCCCAACTGCGACAGGGTTTAATATCACTGCCCTTGGGACAGGAGGAGCCTCGGCCCGTATTTATGTGCTTCTTAGGTTTGCAACTGGCTCTGAGGCAAGCGTTGCCGTAACATCTGCGGCGACAGACACTACCGCGTTTATGGTGGCCTATCGAGGCACTAGCGGGCTGGGTCAAGCATCCACCGCAGCAACTGCGACTTCAACAACAATTGCCACAAACACATTTACATCGTCTTACGCAAACCAGTACATTGTAAGTCTGTATGCCATGGCGTCGGGCGCGGCAACTTGGACAGCGCCAGCATCAACGACAAGCCGAGTTAACTCATCAGGAACGGCATCCACGACCGGAGCTTTGATTGTTGACGAACTTAAGGCAACAACGGGCGTTACCACCGCACGCACAGCAACTAGCTCGGTGTCCAAAGTACTATCGGCAGTTTCTTTTTCATTGATTCCTAGCGGTCGATACTGGGTAGGCGGGACCGGCACATGGAACTTTCCCAGTACAACCAATTGGTCATTCACATCCGGGGGCGCTAGCGGAGCGCCTACCCCCCTCGCGCAGGACGATGTGTTCTTTGACCAAGCGGGTACTTATACTGTTAACTTTGGGGCGGTGGGGGCGACCTGTAACAACCTTACAGTTTCTGCGGGCACGGTTACTTTTTCATCAGGCACCTCCCTTGCCGTTAGCGGTTCATTGTCTTTGGTTGCTGGTACTAATTGGAGTTTTGGCGCCACAGTCACGTTTAACTCCACAACAACCGGTAATACTATTACCACCAACGGCACCTCATTTAACAACTCCATAATCATATTTGATGGGGCTGGCGGCGGTTGGACGCTTGGCTCCGCCTTTACCTCAACAGCCGGAATTACCGTAACGAATGGCTCTTTTGACACGGGTAATTACAACGTCACAGCTCTTTCTTTTGGTAGTAATAATTCTAATACACGGACGATAACATTTGGTTCTAGCACAGTTTCGTTAAGCGCCAGTAACGGAACAGTTTTTACTTTTGGCAGCACAAATTTAACGTTTAACGCGGGAACATCTCAGATAAATTTTACTGGCAACATAGCAACCAGTCAGCAATGTAGCGTTGGGCTTTCATCAAGCCTAACATACAACAATCTGGCCTTTACCGGCACGCTTTCAGGAACCGGCAGTATTCAGATAACTGGCGCTGCCACAGTTAACAATTTATCATTTTCTGGGCGGACAACCACCGGAATTGGCAACATATATATTTCTGGCAATCTAACAGTTGCCGGAACCTTGACTTTATCTCCGGGTTCAACCCCAACTTGTAGAACCATATTTACGTCAAACAACACCATCACACGCACTTTAACCGTTGGTTCGTTTGCGGCTGGCTCTGCTGATTATGATTTCAGAGATATTGCAATTACCGGGGCTGCTTCTCCTATTTCTGGGACTCGTTTTGGTGACTGCAAAGGTAATAGTGGCATCACGTTTCCAGCCGCCAAAACAGTTTATTGGAATCTTGCTGGCGCACAAAACTGGTCTGCAACCGGTTGGGCTACGTCTTCTGGGGGTTCACCAGCGGCGGCAAATTTCCCTCTTGCCCAAGATACAGCTGTATTTGACAACACAGGAAGTGTTACAGGAACAATTACTGTTAACTCCGCATGGAACATTGGCACAATTGATATGTCTGCGCGTACCAGCGCAATGACACTTTCAAATAATACGGCTTATTCTATTTTTGGAAACTGGATTAATGGTAGTGGAACAACATTGTCTGGCACAAGCGCAATAACTTTTGCAGGTCGTGGAAGTCAAACAATTACCAGTGCAGGAAAGTCTTTTACTCAAGACATCACGATTAACAGCTTTGGTGGTACTGTAACTACGCAAGATGCTTTTACAACCGGCTCGACCGGTTCGACTCGTACTACAACGCTGACTGCTGGAACCTTAGACCTAAATAATCTGACTTGGACAACAGGTTTGTTTTCCTGTAGCGGGGGTACGCTTGCGTTCGGTACTGGTAATATTTCATTAACAAGCTCTGGAAGCTCATGGACAGGGTCAGTCAGCACAACTATTACTGGAACGCCTAACGTATATTTAACCTATTCTGGTGCTACTGCAATATCACTTTCTTCTGGGGCTGTTACAGAAGCAAATTCAATCAATTTTATTATTACTGCTGGATCATATCAATTTGCACACCCAAGCGTTGCTAGAAACCTTGATTTTTCCAACGGTGGAACATCTACATACACAGGCATTTGGGCGGGCAGTAGTAGTACCCTGACCTGCTACGGCAACCTGACACTTAAATCAGGCATGACCAATTCTGGTACAGGAACAATTACGTTTGCCGCTACCAGCGGAACTAAGACAATTACTAGCGCAGGCTTGACAGTTTCCCGAAACATGACTTTTAACGGGGTGGGAGGTACATGGCAGCTTCAGGATGCGTTGAACATTGGCTCAAACCCGGTCACACTAACAAACGGTACGTTTGATGCCAATAACTATAACGTAACCGCTAGTGGTTTTACTTCTTCTAACTCAAATACAAGAACCGTTGCAGTTGGTTCTGGTACTTGGACTCTTACAAGCGCAGGTTCTGCGTGGGGCGCTGCAACTTCCACAAATTTAACTGTTACTGGAACCGGCACAGTCAGCTTGACTGCCGCTACTGGAAAATCATTTGCAGGTGGAAGCGTTGCTTATACAAACATAACCCTTGATCAAGGCGGTGCGGGTGCATTAACCATTAGTGGAACAAACACATTTAAAGACATTACTGCAACCTATACAGCAACAGCCGCCACAACAATAACATTGACGGCCTCTGTTGCGCAAACTGTTTCTCAATTTACCGGAGCAGGTGCGGCGGCAAAATTATTAACAATAAACAGCTCAACAGCTGGAACCAGAGGAACTCTCACGCTATCGGGTGGCGGCACGGTTTCAACTGACTATCTAAACGTAAGAGACATTGCATTTACTCCCGCCCCTGCCACTGACGGAACAACCCCGTATGTGTGGTATCTAGGAGCAAACTCCACCAACAGCGGTAACAACACTGGTGGTTTGTTTCAGGCTGGCGGTACAGGTGCCCTTAAGGTCTATCAAATCACCAACACATCCACAACAACATGGACTGTGCCCGGGGATTGGAACTCTGCCAGCAACACCATTCATTTGATTGGTGCTGGCGGCGGCGGGGCAGGCGCTCGCGCCACTTCTTCAACTAATAAAGCAGGCGGTGCTGGTGGCGGCGGCGGTGGTTATACCTCGGTAACAAATTATTCGACCACAGGCGGCTCTTCAATTACTGTTGCGGTCGGCACAGGAGGAACAGCAGGTTCTGGCGGGGGCACTGGAGGCACGGGCGGTACAACTTCCTGGGCGGTAATCAATACTGCCACAGGCGGTACTGGCGGTTCTACAACAACAACTCCCACATCAGTAGGCGGAACAGGTGGTTCCGGCACATATTCTGGTGGTACTGGTGGAGCGGGTTCAACGACCACAACCTCTGGTGTATATGTTACTGGCGGCGGGGGCGGGGGTGCTGCTGGGCCTAATGGAGCCGGTGGAAACGGCGGTATTGGTTTTGCTAACGCGACTGCGGCCAACACGGCTGGTGGCGGCGGTGGTGGTAACGGTGGTGGTTCTGCTGGTGGTAACGCATCTTCTGCTCTTGGCGGCACAGGCGGCAACAATTTTGGCGGCACTGGTGGTGGCGCTTCTAATACCGCAGGTACAGTCGGTGGTGGCGGTGGTGGCGGGGTTAACTCTGTCGGTAAAGCAGGTGGAGCGGGTATTGATATTCTTAACACCATTGGAGGTGGTGGTGGCCCTGGTGGTTCTGCTCCTACAGGTACGTCTAGTACAGCAGGTGTGGCCGGTGCTAATTATGGTTCAGGCGGTAGTGGAGGAACATCAAATTCATCAACCACTATTAACACAGGCGGCGCAGGTGCTCAAGGTCTAATCGTCATTGCCTATGTTCCCTCCGCTGGGGGTATATCTTGCACAATAACAGAAACGGCTACCGGAACGGACACTATCTCTACACTGGCAACCTTTTTCCCGTCTATTTCTGAAACCGCTACTGGGACTGACGTTATTACCACTCGGGTAACCTATCAAGCTACAGTTCTTGATACGGCCACAATTTCTGATTTAGTCTCGG